GCGTCACGGTGAATAATTGGTACGTGAAACTGTAATCGTTCAACAGCGACAAAAGTCACCATTTCGTGCTCAATGTTGTCATTGTTCTCGTAAGAAGTCTTAACGGTTAACATTTGACGATCAAGAATAGTTCCGCGTGTTGAATCAAAAACATACATTGTATTAGCCACAACAATTGGAGACGTTACAATGCGCAAACCAGCAATAGTAGCTGTCCCATCTGATAAAGTTTTAATCAATTTGTTTCCGTTCAAGTCCTTTAAGTTTCTGTAAAGGATAAAGTCTCGGTAATTCATGATTACAGTATCAGCCATCCACATATTTTCCTGACCAAAAATATTGATTTGAGCCGCCATAGCATCAACCAATTGCTCAACGTTAGCCATTTCGAAAGCCAAGCTAAAAGGTGCTAAAACATTTGCCGCGTCAAATTCAGAAGAAATCGAATCAATTGAAAGCATATCTGTTGCAGCAACCGAAGCCCCTAACAACAATTCATAATCAGCTTTCAGTTTGATAGATTCTGTAATTAATTCTCGAATTTCACTTTCAACAAAGTCGTAATCGTCGATCATATCCAAACAAACGTCTACAATGTCACGAATTTTAGCTAATTCAACGGTACGATTTTGCCAAGTCTTCTTTGTTGCGTGTGTAGAAGTGGCACAAGCAATAACAAATTTAGCATCACGTGTAACAACGTTTTCCTCACGGTATTTAATGTATTCAGTCGAAACTTTCTTGCGTTTAAACAAGTCCATGAGCAAAGGTCTACGAACTGGCTTGCGAATTGTTCCCGGCAAGAAAGTAGCATAATCATCGCGCTGACCAATGTCTGTTGCTCCCTGAGTGCCTTTGATGGTAATATCAAGCTGCTTCGCGTTTTGTTGCTTAGACTTGATTTCTTTAAGAACTTCTGAGTTTTCCTCAATATAATCACGTAAACCTTTGCTTACATTCGGAGTTGATTTATTCTCTGAGTTTTTCTTAACCGCTTTACCGATTTCAAGAACTGATTTAGTAAGATCAGCCAATTGCGCTGTGTTAGCGTCATTGAATTCCTTGATCAAGGCTGTTACATCTTCTTTACTTACTTTATCGGCAATAGCCTTATCGATTTCAGCTTGTTTCAATTCAAGATACTCATTGCCTAATTCGGCTTTTTCTTGAACGTCTTTTTCTGCGTACTGTTCTGGCGTTAAATTTTTAGTTGCCAAGAACGCTTCAAATTTTTTGTTCATGTGTTTTAACTGTTAATTAATAAATAATTCCTAATCCGAAATCTAATTCGGCACTGTGTTTTTGAGTGGTTTTATCCGGCTCTTGTTTTGAAGTGTTCTTGACGGCTTCAATATTTTTCTTGGTGAACTTAGAAAGTAATTCCTTTGCAGAAATCAATTCCGTGTACACTTTAAATTCGTCGTTTATGCTATCCGAAATGACATTTTCGAAGTCCATTTCGTGCTCCTGTAAAAGCAAATGATAGTTATTTTCGTTAATGCTCTTTTTCCATATTCCCGGAACGTGCATATCTCTGTGAGAATCAATAACGTTACTAGGGCTAACCGCTAATTTAACGGAAATGGTGTTTTCATCAATCACTTTCACTTCTAGTACAGGCGTAAGAAAGTTCGAGCCCTTAACAACGGCTGATCCCTCAACGTTCTTAGCCTCTGTAACAGCCCAAAAATATCCGCTTTTATCCGCTTCCTCTGGATTAATTGCCATTGGATAATACTTATCCCACGCTTCTTTTTCCTGAGTATTCATAGGATCATCAGAATTCACGCACAAATAAATTTTAATGTACCGCATACCAACCGAATGATTCAATACATAACCATTTTTATACTGATCAAACATGAATGGATTCCGATTCTTGGAAATAGTTGTTTCGTAAATAAGAACCTCTAAAGATTGATCGCCGGAAGAAACCGCTTTGTTTGCAGAATCAAATAACACATTTGAGTAGTCAGTTTTGCTGATCTCGTTTTTCTTTTTGAGATAGGCTAATTCCTTGTTTGCTAGGATTTCTTCTAATATCATTTCTTAACGATTTCGTTAGATTGAATCTGCTTTTCTTTATCCTTTTTAATGGATTTCACGTTAACTTTCGGCTTTTCCATGGTGTAAATATAAATGTTTCTATTTAACATAATCAAAAAAATTGAATATTATGTTAAATAGAATTCTGTACATTTGAAACAAATTCTTTATATATGGACTTCTTCGGAGTTGGAAATGGGATCGAAAAATTAGCCAAGCGTTTAACTGGTTATTCTTCATCTGATAGATTCACAAACACACCTTACTACCACACGCCACACCAAATAATTCAAGGCTCTCCTGAATGGATTGATGTTTCACAAAGGAAGTTATTTGAGGTGTATCAAACGACCGCCGAACTTTACGCAGTAATAAAAAGACGTGGTTCAATGCTTTCATCCGGAGAATGGAAGCATTACCAAATAACAAAAAGTGGTGAAGTGGTTGAAATTGAGAATTCACCTTACGTCACCTTGTTAGAGAATCCAAATCCAATGATGAGTGGTAATTCGTTTTTAGAACTTTGGGATGAAAATATGTGTGTTTTCGGTAACAACTTCATGTTAGACGCGCGTCCGGCTGGTGGAATAATGCCATACGTACTAAATCATTTGCCTGTTGAAGATGTTGAAATGGATTTCACGGGTAATATATGGATGGCTGAGACAATGGAGGAAATAATAAGATCTTATAAGCTTGTTTCAAATAATCAATCATTCGAGACAAACGAAATTTTGCATACAAAGATATTGAATGGCAGAAATCCATTGAAAGGTGAAAGTCCATTTGTTCCATTGCGTCAGGATATATCGAATATCCGCGCATCAAAACAGTTTCAAAACGTTATTCTGGTTAAGCATGGTGCGCTGGGTATTCTATCACCTAAAACATCAGGCGAAAACTCAGTTCCATTAACGGTTGACGAAAGAATCAGAGTAGAAAAGCAGTGGCAGAAAACTTACGGTATCGGAACTAACCAGAATCAGGTAATGATTGCTCAAACAGCTTTGGATTGGAGCTCAACGTCTTTTGCGTCTAAAGATTTGATGCTTTTCGAAACAATTAGTTCAGGATTTAAAAAGATCATTGACACATACGGACTGAATGAGAATATTTTCAGCCGAGAAAAAGCAAGCACATTCAATAATGTAGCAGAGGGCTTCAAACAGGCTTATATTTCAACGATTATACCGAACGCTGACGAAAAAGCAATGGCATTAAGTATGAAATTTGGTCTTGTAGAAAAGAATCAATTTTTAGCAATTGACTACTCAAAGATTCCGTTCCTTCAAAATACACCAAAAGAGAAAGCAGAGGAATTAAATCTAAAGGCAAACGCGGTACAGAACCTTCAAAAGTCTACGGTTTACACTTCACAAGAAATAAAGGACATAGCGAACTTTTAATCCTGTATTATCACTCCTTCAAATAAGTGAGGGTAATAACTGATAATCATTTTTGCTAATCCGGACATTGAATCCGGAGCGTCATCATGTTTTACCGCTCCGGCTTTTTTCATATACTTTGTCAGGTTCTTCATGAATAGATCATATTCGCTGCCCTGATCATACTCACTTTCATGCAAGAAATAACAGTGTGTTTTAATGAATCCTGACGCGGTTATAATCCTTGTATGCTTATTTCCTTTGGCGCGCTTCGGGATTAATGCGGTTGTTCCGTTTAGGCTTTGCAGTCTCATTAATTGAATGTACATTGTGCCGCCAAAATTGCTTTCTACTTGCATAAATTGTGGCTTATGCTCGTTTGCTTTTGAAACGGTAATCGGTACGTTTGTTTCGGTTGGTTCTTTCGTAAATATTACATCATCGATATAGATTCGCTTATCCATCAATTTACCGAAAGGAACAGAATGATTGTCCTCTCCTGTATCAGCAACATCAACGAATGACAATGACGCATCAGCCTTACTTAAATCAACATCTGATTTACGGAAATAGTTTAATTCAGTTTTCGGGAACAGTAATCCTTCTTTAGGCGTCGGATCTTGCATGTATTGAGTATCGAAAACAAATTCATTCTTTTGTCTAAGTTTATCCAATTCCTCTAATGTGTGCTTTGCTTCCCACAAAGCTTTCCTTTTGCCGTCAACCATTTCGATTACAGGCAATGAAACAACATACCATAGATCCGGATTAGATAAAGCCTCGTTTAAATCGGTTGTATATCCGTCCTGCTCCATCAAATGACCACACAAATCTAATTCATGTAATCGCTGCATTACTATTATTATTGGAGTTTTGCGGCTGTTAACACGTGATCGAATAGTGGTGTCGAACCTTTCATTGATCTTGGTTCTTATGGTTTCGCTACTGGCGTCATCTGGCTTTACAGGATCATCAATAAGAATTGCACCAGAGAACAATAATTTCTGATCGAACCCTGAAATGAATTCATCTAAATCATTCTCAAAGTTCTCATCAAAATCAGGTTCACCCGCTCCGAATCCAGTTACCTGACCACCAGCGGCACGGGCAAGAACTCCACCACCTTTGTCAGTGTACCATTTTTCTTTAGCGGTAGTACCTTTTTTAAGTTTTACGTCCGGGAAAAGTGCTTGGTATTCCTCAGATACGACAACTTCTTTTACTTCTTCCGAGTTATCTAATGCTAAAGTGTTTGAGTAGCTTAGGTGTATGAATTTCGATGATGGATTTAATGCTAGTCCATGAGACATGAAGCTTTTAATAACAAGTTCTGTTTTTCCGTAACGCGGTGCTACGTTAAACATTATTCTACGAAGTTTTCCCTGTAAAACAAGTTCTAAAGGATCTGATATTCTATTATGATGAGAACTAACAGTAAATTTCTTACCCTTTAGTTTCTTGTAGAAATACCGAGTATGAAAAAGCAGTGACTTTTTACATTTTACGCTAGCAACCTTTTGTTCAGCATTCATCCTCTAATTTATCAGAAATGCTTTTGATTTCTTCTGGTGTCAATGGGCTACTATTAAAGTTAATATTTGTGTTCTCAACTTTCTGAACCTCATTGTAACCCATCATTTTATTGATCATGTCAATGGCCGTAGTCTTGCTGAATAACTTGATTTTAACGTAGTGTATTTCACCATGAAATTCTGTTGGACTTTCGACTTTGGTATCAATACTTTCAATAGCTGCTTTTTGATCATCTGTTAATTCTTCAAACTCTTTTCTTTCGATCCAAGTGTTATGTAAATGTGCAATTGAAGAATAAGCAATTTTTGATAATTCTTGTAGATTTCGAAGCTTTGAAATACCAGCTAATTTAGCCAAATCAACTTGAATGTGTTCAATATAGGCTTTAATTTCAGGTTTACTCAGGTTTTCGTGACCTATTGAATAAGCTGTTGTTTCACTATATCCAGCCACTTTAGCGGCACGTGTCGCGTTCCAGTCAACGACATATTCATGGCAGAAAATTCTCTGCTTTTGGGTTAGTTTATCAAAGTTTATTTCCTCATTTCCGTCCATGCTTTCAATAGTTTTCCTGTTGCTGTATTTTGTGGTTTTTCAAGGAACTTTATAAGGTTTTCAATACTTGAACAAATCGGAGTAGCTAACAATAAAATTGTCTCTACCTCTTCAATATTCAGTCCAGAAAAATCAATAAATCGTTGTATCTCTTCTTCTTTATAAGGAGTTATGCATGCTAATTCAAATACTCTATTTCTTATTTCTTCACTCATGCCAATTGATTTTTTAATCCTTTGTATTGGTCATCATAATCGAACCAGAATAAAAACTCCAATACTGAAATTCTAAAGTTCAGGATATGTGATAAAAATGTGACTTCTTTTCTGATTTCATCCTGATATTTGTCGTTCAATCGAATGTAAGCGCGGTAGGAAAGTCGTTGCCACCAATTAAGTTTCGGCTGCAATTCAGTCATTCGGTCGTTGAATTCTTGATACACACCGTTTCGAATCGCGGTTGCCATGTTTTCGTAAACAGACATACTCGAATTAGTCCGAACCATCATTTCAACAGGTTGGTAGTTTCCGATTTTAACTTTCATTAGAACCTTACCTTTTGGTGCGACTTTACCACCGGACAATAAACGTGTTACCATCCATTTAAAATCGTCTTTTTGTTTCCAGTTAGCCATTTATCAGTTTTTTAAAATCGTTTATTTTATTCGCTATAAAATCCATTATTGGAATAATTATGGATTTATCGAATGATCTCATTAATTTCAATTTTTCTATTCTAAATAAAACGAACGCGTGTCTTGTAGTTCCGGGATGACAGTTTTCGCGATAAACAGGAAAATAAGGTTTTTCTGGATTCTTTCTAAATAAAGTCCAAATGAATCCAATGAGAATAAGCACATGGAACGAAATTATTAATACAATCGCCAATGTATCCATTACTTACGTTTTTTAATTTGATTTATCACTCCATTCAAAACAAAAGCCAGTATCACAACCGATATTACGCCTAATGTAATCCACGCCACAAAAGACCCGAAAAAGTATCGGATAGACACGAACACCAAATAATAAAAAGCGGTGAACAGAAATATGTACAAAGCGGATTTACATTGTTCGGTGTTATCCAAGAAATCAATGTAACCAGGCGTTTTTTGAAGCAAACAGAACATCACTGATCTGTAAATGATCCAAAGGAAAAACATTGATATATTACCTATGATACTTTTCAGCATTACCCTAAGAATTTATTAGCTATGTAGGCTGATAAAATCACCAGACCTATAACATTTAATACAGTGAAAAACACCACACAATTTTTAATAACAGTAGTGTTGTGAGCGGTAATATCTTCGCTTGAATATTTTTTATTTTCTGTCATAATACTCGTTTAAATATGGGTTAAAAGTACAAAAAAAAGCCCATACGGTGTACAGGCTTAGTTTTGTGTTATTTCTTTGGTTTCGGAGCAACTCTCTTTTTGTGCTTTTTATCCGGATAATGCTCGTCAAGAATTTCCTTGCTGTAAAGTTCTTCCGGCTTAATTTTTCTGAACCCTTTTTCGACACATGGACAACTCAATATACCGTCTTTTGTCATAAACCAGAATTCGATTTCTCCTTTTGATTCGACTTTCATTTCTGATCCATCTCCAAAACCATTATCCTTAAGTTGTTTTTCGATAGCACTAATACAATCTTCGTTTGTTGGTTCTGGCTTTTTATTTATCTGTTCAACATTCATCAGAGCCAGCAATGTATCTTTCACGCTACAATCAAACTCTTTTTCAGCTAACTGCTTTCGGAGTGATTCGTTTTGTTTTTCGAGTTCCTTGATTTTAATTCCTCTCACTGTTAACGCTAAATCATTACCAGATTTAGTCAGATTGTAAGCGAAATCCTGTGATAATATTTTTGATTCAAGGCTCTTGATTTTTTCTGATTTGGCAGCATTATCTTTTCGAAGAGAAATATTTTCGCCTTGAAGCCTTTTAATTTTGTCATTCACCCATCCATCCGGGTAACTATATCCGGTCGTCATTGTACTGCTGTGGACTTTACTTCTCTCATTTTTACGCACTCTTACCGCTACAAAGCAAAAGTTGCCTACAAAAATGATAACACTGATTCCGATCAGAAAAATCGCTATTGAGTTTAATTTTTCTATCATAATTTTAGTTTTTAGTGTTAATTTCAGTTGCTATTTTGGTTAAACAATCCCATTCTGTTTCTGTAAAAACAACATCCGTAAGTGGATCTTTTCCATACGTTATACAATCTGAACCTTCTGCCTGAGATACATACTTAATGTATTTCTCAAGCAATAATTTATAGTTTATTTCTTCCATATTTTCAATTATTAATTCTCCGAGAACTGAAACCTTATGAACCGGACTTTTTCAACCCTGTAAGTTTCGCAAAGTTTTTGTCTTAGCATAAACTGAAAAGCCATTGCCAACCTTATTTCGTTGTATGTTAAAAAGTTATTCATCACCCCTCAGTTTTAAAAGTTAGTTCTTCACGCTTGATATCCATGTAAAGATTTTGCAAGTGATGAACGGTTTCAATTTCCAAATAATCGCTGTCACCATAATCGAACATAAAAGATTTAGATGTCTCGCTATTGTAAATACGAAAACCGTTTTTAGTGAAGATGTAGAATTCGTTGTCATCAAAGTCTACTTCACACGATTCAACAAAGCCTAACTTTTTAACCAAAATTTCCTCAGTCAACGGTATCGGAGAATCAGCGAACCAACCGTTGCACTTTACTCTGTTTAAACCGTTGCTCGATTGAATATGGGTTATCTGTGACGGATATAATTTTCCGTCACATCTAATTTCGTTAACCCAATTACCTGTTCTAAAATCTTTAATTTCCATCATTATTTTTTTTTTGAATTTCGCTAATTATCGAGTGTGTACAACAAAAAATAAGCGTATATAAAGCTAGTTTATGGGTTATGTTTAAAATTCCGTCTTTGTATTCTCCGTGACCGATCAGTTCTTTGAATTCATTGAAAACTTCTTTAGTTGAGGGTACGTAAAACAGTTTTCCTAAAGTTATCTTTACGTCATTGTTGCAAATTGGTCGTTTTCCGAAATTAATAGTTCCGCAATTACTTTGTTTCTTTTCTTTAATATCATCCAATTATTACAGGTTTACGTTTACAGCCCCGAAATTAGTGCTTCGTTTTGTTTTTTCACTTTGTCTAATTCCAATTTAATTTCTTTCATTTCTTCGTTTTTATGAATGATTGCCAGTTCCAAATCTAAGTTTCTTTGTCTGGAAACCTTTAGCTCATGAAACATTATCGAGTTGTAACTAATGGATTTCATGAGATTTTCGACCATCATTTCAAATTCTTTTATTGCCGGGTGATCGGGTTTCATTTTTAATTTATACGCCCGAAGTATTTTAACGCATTCTAAGGTAGTGAAATCACTAAACCTTACACATAGTTCCAATTCGTTTATTGAAATAGTTTTAACACCGTTTAAAA